TAATATCGTCGTTTCTTATCTGTGGATTTATAAGCTCTTCCCTGCCAGGTTACCCAATGTCCTTGATATATAATTGGAACAATAACATAATCTTTAACTTTATCAGTAAAAATACCAAAGTGATATAACTTGATATCATCTGAGGTAAGCCCTCGATTTAATAAGTACTTATATGCTTCATGATTTTTATCTAAATATCGAAATGACTTAAATGCTGAATTCAATTCTTCTTTTACATATAACTGTGAAAAATCATCAAGCCCTTGTACTAACACAATATCAGATGTTATAGCTATATTTTGATAAGGTAGTTGTAATAACCATAATAATGTTTTGTATGATCCTCGTTCACCACAACGATGACAAATGAATTGTCCTGTGATACTATTAACATAAAGATGTCCTCGTCGATCAGGTCCCATACCATTGCGTTCACAAAAAGGACATATAAAGACTACTTCTTCTCCACCTTTAGCTACACGCCGCTTTTTGAGCTTTGTTTCCAACAATTTTACATCTATCATAGCTGACTCAACACTCCTTCCAGATCATCTAAAGAGTCTAACTCTATTAATTCTCCCCAATTCTTACCTATTGATATATCTACTTTTAGACTAATTCCACGCATCCAGGAAAAATCATAAGATTCCATCAACAACTTAATACGAGGCAATAAATTTGATACTAACTTTTTGTTTATTGATAACATTATAGAATCATGTACAGTATTTACAATATATGCATCCATTCCTTTTAATAATTTATGTATCTGAATCAATGATAATAACGTAAAATCAGCAGCTGTACTCTGAATGATGTAATTAATTGCTTGCCTTTCAGTACGTGCTCGTATTTGTGCATTATCCGAATCAATTTGTGGAAGATGACGTACTCGTCCAAAAGGAGTCATAATATATTTCTGTGTACGTGCTGTAATTAAAACTTGATGCTCAAATCTTTTTACCGCGGGATAGATTTTGAACCAGGTGTTTACAAATTGAACCATCTCCTGTTCAGTTCGATTCAGCCGTTTCGCTAATCCCTGAGGTGTACTTCCATAGATTATAGCAAAATTAACCATCTTCGCAAGTTGACGTTCCTCATCTGTAACTTGATCAATAGGTTTATTATATACTAAAGCTGCAGTTTGACGGTGTACATCAATACCTTCAATATATGCTTTAGATAGTTTTTCGTCTCCAGATAACATAGCCATAACTCTAAGCTCAGCCTGACTATAATCTATATTAACAAGTATATGATTATCATTATCTGGAACAAAAATCTGTTTGATCAATGCATTTCTTGGAATCTGCTGAAGATTGGGATTAGAACAACTCAATCTTCCTGTAACTGTAGCTGTTACATTATATGTAGGATGGATACGTCCATTCTTTACTATATCATTCTCCAGATAAGGAATAACATATGTCTGCATAATCTTATTTAATTCACGATATTGCAGTAAGTCTTTCGCAAATTCTATATTATAATTCTCAGCTAAATATGTTAGTGTCTGCTTATCCGTTGATATTTGCCCTGTCTTAGTCGTTTGAATCACAGGTAGGTTTAATAATTCAAAAATTTTAGCTATTTGTTGAGGAGAGTTTAGATTTATATCATCAATATTAAGTTCTTGTTTAACTTTTTCAATAACATCATAAGATTTTAATTTAGCTTCAATATTTGAAATTGTTTGTTCTAATTCATTTTTCACTTTATGTAAGCGTTGTACATCTACTGCAAATCCATGTACTTCTATGTCATGTAATACATGTGTCACATTATAAAGCATCTTAGTTACTAATTTGTTATGAGGCTCCATCTTTGTCAATAAATAATCGTGTAAATACAATGTAGCTAAAGCATCTTTAGCATTATATTCCAAAAGCTGCTTCAATAAATAAGCATTAGGTAATGTTTTTTGTAATAATGATAAATCAAATTGCTTATGATCTTCTAAACCTAAAAGCCCTAACAATGCAGAAAGACTGTGTGTTCGAGTTTCTTCATTAATAGTATAATGCATAATCATCGTATCTGCAATGGGCATGCTTACATCAATATCAAGAATTTGCTTTAAGGCGTTCATATCAAATTTTATATTATGTCCAATCTTAACCTTGTTAGTGTTCATAAGCTGTTTTAGTACTGAAATTACTTTGGAACTATCAATAACAGGAGCTCCGTTTACAGTGGCTTGTATAGGGAAAGCATACCCTTTATTATTAAATGCAATAGCACAGGTTAATATTTTAGCGTCGGGTTTCCAGATATCCAAATCAGTAGTTTCTACATCAAATGCAAATTTATCTTCAGTACTATGAATTAATGCTGTAAGCATATCTATAATTTCTTGCTCATCCATGAGCAATTCAATATTCATAGGCTTTTCTGTGGGAGAGTTTAATACTTGGATAATATTCTTCAGAAGGTTTGCGCGTAAAGTTGTATTTTCCTGATACATATCTAACGTATACAAAGGTATAATATATGCATCAAACTCAGAAGAATAATGAGCTACATTAAACAATCGAGCTTTTGTTGTATCTTGCAAAATTACAGACGCAGCATCTGCACCAAAGACAAGTATGAACTTAGGCTTCAATATCTCCAATTCTTTACGTAATATAGGCAGACATTTTCGCAACTGTGTTTTAGTAAGTTTACGCTGAACAGGACATTTATATAAGCTCGTTAAATGTATCTTATCATTATCCGAATAATGTAATCGCAATTGATGTACTAATGCTTGCGCAACGACATGTTTTAAGTTTTCAGATGTAGGTACAACTATCACAATATCAGCAGGAATAATTTTTATACTCTCAGGTATATTACTCAATGTTTTCAAAATTTCACAATCTTTACATTGCATTTTTACACCCCCTAAACAAATTTATCCAAATCAAACGTATCAACTAACTTGGTTTGATCTGATGATCCTACTAAATCTCCACTTTCAAAATCAGGAATAAGTATCTGTTCAATAGCTTTTCGACTACGACGCGACTTAACTATACGAGCTCGGCGTGAGCCATCAGGTAGAACTTCAATATGTATAACTATATCAGCACGATTAACTTTTTCAATTGATCCAGATGTATACTGCAATCCTGTACGATCTGAATGTTTCATAGCTTCTTTATTTAATTGTGATGCAGTCCAAATTCCTACATTATAATGTAAAGCTAAACGCTGTAAATGAGCATACAATTTCCCCAATTCGTCCCAAAGCATGCCATTACCCATACGAAATAGATCAGCATAATCCAATACTATTAAATCAGGAAAAGCATTTACCAATTCTAATTGCTCTAACTTCTTTTCAAAATCATATATACTCATTTCAAAAGGAGCACTACGAAGAATATACAAATTACCTTTTAATTCATTCTGAACATAATCAGCCATAAGTTCAGCAATCTTAGTTCCATATGTTTCTATATACACTGAAGATACATGCAGAACTAATGTAGCCAAACGTTTTAATATTTCTCGCTCACTCATTTCCAGAGAGACAAAAATTACATTATGTCCCTTACGAGCATTAATATGCGCTACGTTCAATAAATACCAGCTTTTTCCGACATTTGTGCTGGCTTGTAATACACCTAATTCCCCGCGACCAAGACCTCCTTGTAGTGCAGCATCAATCTGAGGTAATCCTGTTGGAAACTCTCTCATAGCTTCTAATGTTGAGTAAATTTCCTGTATTTGATTAATATCCTCTTTCAGGCTGAGTAAAATACTTTGCTTAGGTGCATATGTTAGTGCTGTATATAATTTGTTCAGATAAGATACACCTTTATCTTTGGACATTGTAGGTAATACATGCTTCGTTGCTGTATAGAATAGAAATTCTTTAATAATTTCATCTGCTTGATCTTCAGACATTGATTCATCTGGAACATTCATTAAGAACTTACGAAATAGATCACGTTGTTCTGAAGTTAAACCTAAATCAATTTGTTCTAACTCAATGATTAAATTATCTATCGTATAATAAGCCTTCTTAGCTTGATTATACTTATTATATAAAACACTTAAGAAAAAACTTAATTCTGCACTCTCTTTGGATGTTCCTTTTAAGAGCATCGAATCTAACAATCGCAAATAATGTGGATATTGCATGAACGCTGATAATATCAAAGTTGCCTGCATATTAAGGCCCCCCGAAAGGTGCTTCATACTGCTCAGGATGCAAGCCTGGTATCCAAGTTTTGCGTATCAAATCCAAAACATATGCTCTTTCTAATTGAGGATCAAAAGTTAAGAATTCAACACGGCGCAATAAATCATACGCTTCACAATATTTTGCTTCTAATGATTCGTGAGTCATTTTCTCTAAATCTTCTATAACAGAAAAGTATATCATATATCGAGTTGAAATGACTTCATTGTATATACGTCCCTGTTCATCAGGTAACTCAAGTGTTCCTTGATGATATCTATAACTAAGATATACGAGACTGTAATTCTCAAGTAATTTCTCCCAATTATAAACATTATCTGAGTAGGAAAACTTAGCCCCCAAATATATCCCGCGCATAACTGATAAGGGCAATGTGACAGAAATATACCTATCTCGTACTAACTGAAGTAATTCTATTTGTACTGCTTTGCTTAGAAAGTGTGTAGTATAATTATCTGTATGTCTAAACTGAATAAATGAATTAAATACTCTTGATGAAAGAATCACAGATGTATAAGGTCTTTTTATATATTTGCATATAAATTCTGCATATTCTTCAGGTAAAGCACTGTGATATTCTAATTTTTGAGCAAGATCATCCCATTTGTTTTCTTTTCCAACATAACGTGGTAAAGATGTTGTTCTTCGAGTACCTTGACACATATAACTATAAAGAGGAATAACATGACATATACGTTTATATGCATCATAACCTGTCATTTTATCGTTCCTCCTTTAAGAAAATTCCATTTAATCAATGCTTCACGGAAATAGTTCAAAGGGAAAATTACTAATCCATCCTTAGTAAGCATATGTGGTATAGCAGATAAATCACCTTTAATCATAGAATAATCAATTAAGACATAGCGTTCAAATCGAGGTTGACTGAAAATAAGCACTGGCGTCTTGTTTTCTGTCTTAGCTTCTTTCTTTGCTTTAGCCCACCAATATCTTATCTTTTGATCTCCTTTCATTATTGAATCCAAATTTAAGTTATATCCGAACTTACATTCAACATATAATGGAAATCCATCTAAGAATTGTATATCCCCTTTCCATTGTAAGCCTCCACTGTTCGGAGTTCGAACAACCACCGATTTATAGGGCTTATCTAATTGCTTAGCTAATTCTTTTGCTACAAGCCTTTCGAAGTATTTTCCTTTTCTGGATGCTTTGCCTTTGTTTTTATTCATGAATTTCACCCCCATCAATATCTATTATATCATCCACAGTAAAGATATAAGGTGAATGCGAGATTAAGAATAAGCTCTCTTTGTCATTATAAGTACGTAAATATTCTACTATGGCTTCAATACCCGAAGCATCTAATTGATCAAATATTTCATCAAATATGATTATATTACTTTGAAATCGACCTAACATCTCTACTACTTTCTGTAATGCTAAGATTGTAGCAATTTCTAATCGTTTACGCTCTCCACCACTCAAGGCTTTGAATGTTGTCTCAGTATCATTATAAAATACCTGAAATGTTAATTTTCGTCGTAATTGATTTGTCTTAGTATATCTATATGTGCCAACCTGTGCAGTAACATGAGGTAGAATATACTGTAAAACATTGTTCAAATGCTGGTTCAATACTGCAACATATTTATCAATAATGTTATTCTTAATCCCTTGTGAGCCAAATGCATCCATCAAAACCCTAACCATTTTGACCAAAGAAACCAAATCCGAGGCTTTGCTTTGCTCTCTAAACTGAACCAATTGAGATCGAAGAGTGTTGAGTTGTTCTTTTTGCTTGTCGATCCGAAGAACCAATCGCTCCAGCTCTGAAACATGAGACGACACCTCCCTTCGAATTGCTTCTAATTTTAATATCTCCTGTTCTGTTATACCAATAAGATTTCGTAATTTTTCTTCTTCTTGACGTAAAGATGATAGCTTTAATTGAACATCTCTTAGTTGAGTCTTTAATTCATCTACATTATGTGAATATATCTGTGATCTTATATAATCAATAGATGCTTTCATGCGATTCTCAATATCATCTGTTATATGCTGCTGACACACAGGACACTGTTTTGTCTGTATAGCAGTAGTATATAATTTCAATATGTATAATGTATCTGAAGATGCTACTGATTTAACTTTCTGAGCTTCTTCTACTAATTTATTGATTATACCATTTAACTGTCGTTCTTGATCTAATATCTGTTGTAATTTATTCTGATATTCTGTTAACTTAGTGTTTAAGGAATCCAGTTTAGCTCGAACATCCGCTTCTTTCATTGTAGGCGCAGATCGTTTTAATGAGCTCTTCTGTGTGTCTAATAATGCGATATAACTTTCAACATTTTGTATTAATGAATGTATACGAGATAATTCTTGCTCATGTTTTAATATCAAACTTTGCATCTGATCGTGTGTATCTTTCAAAAGTTTGAATGTATAATCAAATATAGCCATGCCAAGAATGTCTTCCAAGATATCTTTTTGTTTAGAATCAGTCAAGTATACAAAAGTATCATGATCATATTGCTTCAAATAAAAAGTCTGTAATATTAAACTTTCACTTATCTGACCCAATTCTTGATTTAATGCATCTTGAGCCTCACGTACGGAAGGAAACGTATGTTCTGTTCCATCTTTGTAATAGATCAGTGTGTGCTTAGATGGTGTAACTTCTCGTTTAATAACATAATTATGATTCTGATATGTTAAACTTAATTCTACCGAAGCATTATCTGTACCATATTTTATTATGTTTTTAGAATCTAATCCACGAGGAGTTCTACCAAATAACGCCCACAAGATACTTTCAAACAGAGCGCTTTTACCAGCACCATTCTTACCATTTACTCTAACAATACCCCGATTTGCTAAATCCAATTCTGCGTTAGTATAACATAGAAAGTTCTTTAACTGCACATGTTCAAAACGTATCACGAGATTCACCTTCCTTAATGATAGCTTGTATTGCAGAATCGTATGATGAAATATTATTTTGTAACTCTTTTAGCTTGTTCTCATATTCAGTTATAATAGCAGTAACTAATGAATGTTTATTCCAATGTGCTAATATATCATCTGGTAATAAAGCTAATGCTGTATCGATTTCTTTGGATGATAGTTCTCGTTCAGCTAAATAATCAATGAGCTGTGTCTCTACTTCATCCCAGAAAGATAACATAGGTAATGTGCTTTTTACATCAGCATCTGAAGTTGTTGTGTTTGTTTCTACTATAACATTATATGCATTGGTATATTGCTGTGCTATATCTGTGCTACGCGTGTAAATAATATAATCTGGTGTATTATATTCCTTCATGAATTCTTCTACACGAACACGATGTAAAACCAATACATCTTGTGATTTTACTTGATTGTTTTCCACTATGTAAATCATAGTACGATTACCTATTTCTGCTTTAGTTACATGGTAAATCGATCCAGTAAACACAATATTATTAAGACATTTAGGAGAATGCCAGTGTCCATTGAATATCAATTCGAAATTTTTGAACAGTTCAGGAGCAAATTTCGCATTACGTGCTAAAGGATGCCCATCAATAGGTAAATGACTGAATATTACCTTAACGTCTTTGTGCTTGAATAAATCTTCCAGAATGCTATTATCTGAAGTAAAGGCTACATAAGCATAAGGAGGCTCTATAAGTAACCGATTCACAACTCGCATATTTGGTGCTTGAAATAATTCTAATATTGTGCGCTCATTATATACTCTATCATGATTTCCAGCTATTATCGTTACAGGATTATTAAGTTTATCAAACAAGCTTTTAACATCTACCAAAAATTTACCTGAAAAAGCTCCTCTGAAATGAAAGATGTCCCCTAAAAAGATCAGGGGACAATCAAAAGTAGAAAGCATATTAAAGAAAGGTTCAAACTTATCTAAAAACTCTGTACGCAAATGTAAATCACCAATTACAACGAATTTATTCATATGTATATCATACCTCCTGCGAATAAATTTGTTCTACATATTGTTTCCAACCAGCAATCACAGCTTGACGTAATTCTTCATAAAAAGATTCTTGTACTATTTTTGAATTTTTACGAAAAGATTTGTTGTTATAAGAATACCAACCTCGTTTTTGCTCAATAATACCTAACTGAACACCTCCTTCTATTATACTCCACCAATTTCCAAAAGAACCATTATAATATTGCAGATACGTTACATTGGCTAAAGGTGGAGCGATCTTATTCTTCTCCATAGAAACAGTGACTATATAACCGACAGGATGTTCTTCTTCATATGCTTTTCCAGCTTGTAGATATAAGCGTACACTGGCTGCATAACGTAGAGCATGTCCTCCAGGTGTTGAAATCCCCCCACCCCCTAACCAAGGCATACGAATTTCTAATTTCTGACGAAATTGGTTTACGAATATAAATAATATAGGAGTGTTTCTAATAAGATTCTCAACTAAGGCTAACCGTGTAGTTAACACTTGAGCTTTTGCTGCTATAGGTGCATTTTCATTATCATTAACAATAGCATTGAGTTCTTTTCGTGTGATCCCTAATGCTATTGAATCAAAAATTATTGTTATAGGCGCTGGAATATCTTTTGCTTGCTGTAAATTGGAGATAGCTTTAATCAAGTTTGCAAATCGTTCTTCAATAAATTCACCTTTAATAACTAAGAGCTTGTCTGGAGACGTTTCAATACCTATTTGTTTCATACGATCAATATCCCAAGGCTCAATATCTGCAAGAAGCACTACTCCACCTATCTTTTGTGTGTTCTTAGCTATGTTCATTACAAGAGTAGTTTTACCTGAGCCTTCCCAGCCAGATATTTCAGCTACAATGCCTGTTGGAAATCCACCTCTATATAATAAATAGTGATCAATAATATCTACACCTGTGGGAATTATATACTCTGTAGATTCACGTTTGACAAATTCTTCTACTGCTCCAGAAGACAATATATCCATGATCACCCTCCAAAGGAATCAGTGACATCACTTAACAAAGATTGTAACTTGTTCAAATCTTCAGTAGGGGGTGTAATCTTTTGAGATTCTTGAGCTGTATCAGCTTTGTAATCTTGAGGAGTTATCAGTGTTGGTACTACATCTTTATTCTGTTGTGCAGGTTCAAAAGAATCATTAATAAATGCCTTTAATTCAGCTTCACTTGGAAATGCAAATAACATCTCAGGATCAGGTTTAGTAGATTCTATAAGCTCAGCAATATTAACAGTCATAGCCTGTCCATTTACATTTACTTGAACTGTCTTGGTTAGATCAACAACTTTATCATCAACAGGAACATAGTTATAATAATAACTTCCGTTTGCATTTACAACTTTACTAATTTTTATAGGATGTCCTTTTGCCAAATCTAAAAATTTGTCCGGATTCTCAGCTACCATCGAAGCTAACTCTCGTGCTACATAAACAGACAAATCCATGACTTTAACACCTACATGAACTTCTGCCGCATCAATAACATAAAAGATAACTCGATCACGAGGCATCCAGCGTTTACGTTCATTGGAAGGAACTTCAAGCGCATGCTTACATACAGGACATTCAGGTACAATCTGATCATTCAACACGGCTGTACGTGCTGGACAAAGTATCTTTGATGTGACTGTATTATCAAAATTATAATGATAAGCAACAAGCCATACAGGTTTTTCTTGTGTTATGGGTATCAATCTAATTACTGTTTGATTTCTGTTTTTCATGTTGAAGTATCGCACACCTCCGTTACCCCCAACATCTAACTTTTCCATGGTATTTGTTAAATAAGACAAATCATACGCCATATTTCACGCCTCCTTTAATAATAAATTACATTCCAGTTTTTACTAATGCTTGAACCAACTGACTTTTAGAGTTCAGGGCATTTATTAATCCAGACAAGGTATTAACTTTACGTTCAATTTCTGCACGCTGTTGAACCAATTTTATCCAATTTGGATCACTACGAATACTGGCTTCCAAAGTCTTTTCTGTAACTTTTTCTCCTGTTTCAGCAGCACGACGCCTCAGCTCAAGATAACGATTAGCTTCATAATGCTTGAGTGCTAAATCTGCTTCTATGTACTGTTTCCGAGCTTGACTATATTGCATATGTACCAAAAAGAGCTGTGTAGGTAACTGCTCGGCCATGGAGTGAAAATCTGTACTGATTTCCAATAACTCTTTTAACTTCTCCACATTATCCAAATTTACGAAATCCCACATGTTTTCACCTCCAGTTAGAGTATAACATACAAATAACAGATTTGCTTTACAATTCTACATTAATTTGATTACCATTCTGATCCAATACTATTACATTTTCAAATTCACGCTTGTATACAGCATAACGTTTAGACGCATGATAATTCAAATATTTCTTATCTATATCCCAGAAATCAATGATAATAGCACGATCTTTGCCTATACGAGTACGCAAAGCTCGACCTACACGCTGAATAGTCGCCACAGCACTCTTTCCTGCTCCAGCTACAATCACAACATCTATACTGTGAAGAGAAACTCCTTCATTAAGAATATTAGTAGCAATAAGTATCTTTAATTTACTTTGTTCGAATCGATTAATAGCATCTTGTCGTACATCAGCGGTTTCCTGTCCGCTAATAAAAGCTACATTGGAATATTGTTCCTTAATAGCATTAAGTAAATTCTCTCCATGTTGAATACGATCAACCATAATCAATATTTGTTTACCTTCTTGTACATAAGACAAAGCTATTTTAGCTATATAAGCCGTGCGTGTAGGATTATTAATCACAACTGTGTCATATACGTCTGCATAATCCATAGTCGTAGATACATCTGCAGGTAATTGTATCATATACACCCAGGGCTGAACACTAACACCTAATTTCACAAGCTCCTTCTGCTGCATATGTACTAAAATAGGCCCGAATACAGCTTTAGTATAGAATACATCTACAACATTACGATGTTTAGGTGTCCCAGATAATCCATAACGATAATACATCTCCAATTTAATCATAGCATTATAATATATATTCTTAGCTACATGATGACATTCATCTACAATTAATTGATCAAAATTATTATTTAATTCTTGAGCAAATTTAGTGGATTCTTTCACACGTTGAGATAACGTCTGTATCATCGCCACAGTAATTGGTCGAATAATATTATGACCCATGCCTATGAGCCCAGGTTCAATGTTCAAATATTTCTTTATTAACTCTCCTGTCTGTATAGCTAATTCTTTCCGATGTGTTACCCATAATGTTGGTACCTGACGCTTTGCTATGAGTTGTAAAGCTATGTAAGTTTTTCCAGCATTGACAGGTAACCATACAATACCTTGTTCATCTTTTAATAACCGTTCCAATGCATATTGTTGGTATGGTCTCAACTTAATACTACTATTGATATTTAGTGTGGGCTCAGGTTTAGTTCTTTTGTCTATAAGCTCATAAGAAATCTTATTTTGATCAATCAAATCAATAGCTTGATCAATCAAACCTGATGGAAATATCTTACGTCGTTGATTAAATAATCGAAAATATCCATCCCATCGACCTTCTTTATATGCTTTTGAAAACCAATAGTTAGGGCTTCTTACTGCTAAATTCTCATACAACAATTTATACACACTTTGATTTTTTGTCTTAACAGCTACAATATTTGGATAACGAAACAACTTCACCATTTTCATTCCTCCCAGA